ACGGCAGAAGTTACTACTCTTGCGTCACATATGTAGCCTTTCAACGGGTTAGCAATGTAACCTATTCCGAACTCACCAGATTGGCCTTGAAATAAACTAGCAGTAATGGCCTTCGTTACTTTTTTTACTCCGTTGATATAAATAAACATATCGTTAGATACCCGGACCAACGCCAAATGGTTCCAAGAATTGGGGCTAATAGCTCCTGCTCCAACGTCTGGGCCTGAGCCACTATTTTGTCCGTCATCACTAAAAACTTGACCGTTAGAAGCAAGATACGTCAAAGAAGTGTAACTAGCACTATTATCGTTAGCACCAATACTAACCGACCCATATCCAGACGTTTGCGTATAATATAGCCAGTACTCTAACGTAAAGTTTTGATTAATAATATTTGCTGCTGTCCAAGTAGCTCGGAGTGTATCGCCACTACCATCCATGTAGGCACTCGCCCCGTTTACTGCAGGGTCATACACACTGCTGGTCAGGAATGGGCCAAATGCTGAGATTGCTGGTGAACTAACAGTAGTAAGACTGTTGCCATCAGCACTGTTATCTACAAAACGATTGCTCTGGTATGTCAACATTTCAGTGTTAGTAATAGCTGTCAGCTTAGAGCTAGGTGCAGTGAAGTTACCTGTGTAAACAGCACTTCCAACTACCAGCCTAAAATTTGACATTAATCCTTGAAGAGGCGTTGAATTAGCCGTTTCATAACCATTAGACCCTATGTTCCACATAGAATCACTTGCAGAAAAAACTCCACTTCCACTGCTAGTTGCGCCTCTAGCTGTACCGTCAATGTAAAATGTTAGAGTATCATTTTGGCGTACTGCTGCAATATGGTGCCATGTATTTAAAGTTAATGCTGTGCTTGACGTTAGGCCAGCAGCATCTTGACCAAAAAAGTTTTTAGAAATCATTGTCATGGTGCCGTTAGTCTGGACTTCCCATCGCCACGTTTCGTTGCCTATGCTTGTGCCACTAGAGTTGCGAGAAGCAATCCCCTGTTTTGCAGCAAAACTATTAATAAACACAAAGCATTCCATGCAAAAATCTTCGTCGCCCAAAGCACCTGTGCTTGCAGAGTTCCAACCCCAATATGTCCAGCCGCCTGACGTATCCACACCCCAATCACCATCAGGTCTAGCAAATGGCCCAAAGGAACCTTGGGTTACATTGCCAGCAGCAGTGACTGTGTAGTTGTTTGCAGAGCCATCATCAAACGCATTGTTCACGCCGTTGTTACTGCCCTTAAAGTGAGACAAAAAACTAACACGATTAAACTGATCGTCTACTGGATCGCCACTACTTCCAGCCGCACCTAACAGTCCTGTATTGAAGAATGACTTAGCCAAGTGCTGCCCCTCCAAGGAAGCCGTAATAAGTAGTACCACCATCACGTGTAAAGAAACCGTATCCGTTTACTTCACTATTTCCCGGTGCATCTGGTGCTGATCCTCCTGCCCAATCTACTGAGCTAGGCCAAGCAATAGTTTTAGCTGATGAAGGTTGAGTAATAAACAAAGTAAAGCTGTATGCTGTACCACTTGTAGGTGGATTACTAAATGCAAAGGTAGTGTTCTCGGATAGTGTAACAGAAAAGGATGTGCCTGTAGCTAGATCAAGTGTAGTTGTAGAACCTGTGCTATTAGCTACGTATGTTTCTTGATATGTCAGAGGCTTTAGTGAGCCTGTCATGGTAACAGAAGTAGTACCTGTAGGTATTTCAATTACGTCAGCATCTGCGTCATTCTTAATGGTTACATCATTGGTTGTACCCTGACCAGTAATGATAATACCTTCTGCTGCAGTGTAACCAATAGCTGCATCATCCCCTGCTGCTGTATCACCTGTAGCTTGGAGTGTAGCACCAGAGGCTACTACATCACTTGTAAATACACTATTGCCTGTTTCAAATGTACTAAATGCTATAATCTCTACTGTATCATCTGCTGTAGCACCAGAAGCCAACACAACGTCTGACCCATTGGTAGCTGTAAAGTCTGCTCTAGCTAAGTGTACACCGTTAAGATATACAGACACAAAACCCGGCGTATACCCTTGGGTAGTAAATGTAGTTTGATTTGATGTGGCTGTATATACGTCCCGACTTTGTGTAGCCTGTGGGGTAGGTATTGCGCCTATATATCCTGACATTCTGTTTCCTTATGAATTAACCATACCGTACATAGTGATTGTTCCTGATGCTATGTTACCACTGTAAAACAAAAACTGAACTCCATTGACAACCGTGGCAACTTTTGTGCCACCGCCGCCACCCGACGTTATTGGCCCATGAACTGTGTCATCCTCTCTAGCATTAACACCATGAGCATAAACATAACTACGTGTATTTAGGTGAGGGCTGTTTACTTTAACATCTAATGACCCCCCTTCTGTTGAAACATTACCAAAGCCATAATAAATTATAGGTATTAAATTAGAATCTCCAGCACTGATACCCGATACGCCAGCAACTCTATAGCTATCACTCGCAGATAAATAATTAGAACCACCGTCAACAGACATTCTCATGCAAAAAAGTTGTGCATCTGTTGCAGGAACAATATTAGCAAGTGTAAATAAATAACTATCGTACTTGCTGGAATCAAAACCAGTAAAACTAGCAGTTGCTGCGTTACTTACATCAGTTGAAGATATAAACTCTAACCCACCACCAATCTTAGTACCCATATAGGTAGCAAGCCTAGACATTGTAGCCTTACGATTAGTGCCACCTGCACCGTCATCTACAACCATCAAGTCTGCATCTACTAGTGCTGCACCAATATCTGTACCACCGTCTATGTCTAGGTCAACCAGAGGTATTGAGCCATCTGGGACAACTAGACTATTTGCAGTAACACTACCAGTTGCAGTGACATTACCACTAACTGCTACGTTACTACTAAACGTACCACCAGATGCCTTACTTACTGTATCACTTGTTTCGAAACTACCGTGGGACACAATAACAATTTGATCACCTTCAGTAGCACCTGTTTCTAAGGTAACAGTAGAGCCATTAGTGGCAGTGTAATCTGTGCCATCTACTAGGCGTATACCGTTTTGATAAACATGCACAGCACCTACAGTATAACCAACATTAGGAATACTGGTCTGGCTGGCTGTTGCCGTAATTGTGTGCTTTGTTTCTATTTGTTGTGGTGCTGATACTGCTACCTTACCACCTATATAACCTGCCATTGTTTTTCCTTATGAATTTACTACGCCGAACATGGTGATTTCGCCTGATGCTATGTTTCCATCATTAAAAATAAATTGTATAGCATCTACATCTGCTGCTACTTTATGAATTGTATGACGCCTTCCCGCCGTGTTTCCCGGCTGTGCATTTCCATTACCAGCCATACTAAGAGTTTCACTTATTGCATATGTGTAGTTAGTTAAATGTGGCCCAAATACATCTAAGTAGCCACATACACCATATTCATTGGTATCATGACCTGTTGTTGAACTTTCTTGTAAAGCAAAACCTCTTGCCACTGTAGTTGCACCATCAAAAATATAATTTGATGCAGTGGTATCGTAATTTGTACCACCATCAGTGCTTACATATGCTCCTATTTTTGGGTCTGAGTTTGCAACTGGTTTAACGTACATAAAATAAAACCTGTAGTGGTCATATTTACTTGCATCAAAACCTGTAAAACTTACATTTGCAGCATTAGAGATTGCCCCACTAGAAGCAATAAACTCCATGCCACCGCCGATTTTAGTACCCATATAAGTAGCTAACCTACTCATGGTAGCCTTGCGGTTTGTACCACCCGCCCCATCGTCTACAATCATAAGGTCAGCATCTACAAGAGCAGCACCGATATCTGTACCTGCATCAATGTCTAGTAAAGGCAGTGTTACCCCACTACCAGTAAGGTTTGCTGTATCTCTTGCTTTAGTCATGTTCTATCCTTTAGCTAGGCTTGGTAGGCCACGTAATACTATTAGGGAAGCCACTCTGTGCTGGTACATCCCGTAGTGCTGCACGATAAGTAGTCCATGCACTAGACATGGTTACATCACTGTTGCCCATCCAATCGGTAGCAGCTAGTAGTGCATCCCGTTCTTCACGAACAGCTACAGCAGCACGTGTGTCTGCAGCATCAGCCCATGCCTTTTCTTCAGCATCACGTGCAGTTTCTTCGTCTGCTGTGAACTGAACCATTTCTCCGTTAATATTATGCTATCTTGGCATTTCTGCTTTTCCTTTGTTGTTGTGTTATGAGTTTACTCTACCGTACATGGTAATT